GGCGTTACTGGAGTCGGTACTCTTACTGCTGGTACTTGGAACGCTACAGCTATTGGTGCTGTTTATGGTGGTACTGGTCAGTCCTCTTACGCTGTGGGAGATTTGCTATACGCAGATACGACTACATCTCTGGCCAAGCTTGCGGATGTAGCAGTTGGAAATGCGCTGATTTCTGGTGGTGTGGCTGCGGCTCCAAGCTGGGGCAAGATTGGTTTGGCAACGCACGTAAGCGGGACTCTTCCAATTGCCAACGGCGGTACAGGCACTGCGTCAACTCAGTTCGTGGATCTTGCTGCAAACGTCACAGGTACTCTGCCTGTTGGTAACGGCGGTACAGGCGCAGCAACATTCACAGCCAACAACGTCCTGTTGGGTAACGGCACTTCAGCGTTCCAAGTCGTAGCTCCCGGTACAAATGGAAACGTACTTCAGTCAAACGGCACAACTTGGGTATCTGCTGTTAATCCAAGTTCTCAGGTGTACCCCGGCGCAGGTATTGCAAACTCCACAGGTACATCGTGGGCTACGTCTTACTCCACAACAGGCTCCGGCACCGTGGTTGCGTTGGCAACTTCGCCATCATTGACAACGCCAATTTTGGGGACACCCCAGTCTGGCAACTTCAGCACAGGCACATTTACTTGGCCTACTTTTAACCAGAACACCACTGGTAATGCGGCTACTGCAACAAGCGCAAATGGTTTAAGCGGCATAAATTCAAACATCAGCTCCGCAGTTCAAACAGGAACAATCAGTTCCATGCTTGCTCAGGATACAAACGCAAGTTTGTACAGATACACGGCGGGGGCAGTTGCCGCGTTTATTACAGGCCAAGCAATAAACACCACTGGTAATGCGGCTACTGCGACAACTGCAACAAACCAATCTGGCGGCACAGTTAGCGCAACAACTGGATCATTCTCCGGGGTGCTTACTGCGCCAAAACAGCTAATTAACCGTAGTTCAAGCGCAACAACTGGTATTGGTTGGTATTCCTCCTCATACTCTGCGTGGACAGATTACATGTCTCCAGCCGCTGCTACGTCTTGCGGGCCTTATGGAAATATTACCGCCCCAAGCGGAACGCTTGTGACATCTTGGGGGCTTCGGCGTTTTATTGAAAACTCCTCGGGATATGGCTGGACTTGGGAGTCTGGCACATCAAACCAAGTTACACCAACAGTTGTGGCAGAAATTCGCGCGTCTGATGGAGCCGCAAAATTTGCGGGGACGGTAACCGCACCGACGTTTTCAGGAAGTTTGTCAGGTAATGCGACAACTGCAACAACCTTGTCCAGCGGGCAATCAAGTTGGAGTGGTACGGGCGTTCTTGGTAACGTGGTTGGTTTGATGGCGTGGAAGAACTACGGCAACAGCCACGTAATTTTTGATGCTTCCAATAGCACATCTCCAAGCGGTGGGGCAGTAAACAACACAAATTCCCAAGTTGTTTGGAGTGCGACATACCCTACATTGATGGGCTGGAACGGAGCAAACACTTACGGTGTTCGTGTTGACTCAGCGCGAGTTGCTGACAGCGCCCCCGCCAACGGCGGCAACTCTTCTACGGTTGGCGGATTTACGCCGTCCGCAAGTGCGGGCGTGGGCAGCCGGGTTGTTGTTGCTGACGGTAACGGCTACATCTTCAACAACTATTTCAACTCAACCGACAACTCGCAAAGTTCTGGTGTCTCCGCTGTTATGGTCAAGGCGGGGGATAACTACTACCGTTCAGGTACAGCAGCGGCTATTGCTACATTTTTGTCCGGGCAAAATTTAGGTGTGGGTGTTGGGCAAACTTGGCAAACCGTGTCACGGGCGGCTAGTACGTGGTATCAAAATACAACAGGTCGAGTAATAGTTGTTATTTGGAACATGCAAGGAAGTCAGAACCGTGTTTACGTTGGAACAAGTACGTCAGTCTACATTACCGTTGCTGCCAATAACGCGGGCGGTGCTGGTCAGTACGAACAGTACAACGTAACTCTTGTTGTCCCTGCTAGTCACTACTATCAAGGTACAGGAAATATTCAATTCGTGTCGGAGTTAAGATAATGGAGTACGGTTTTTATCATCCAGAACAAGGGTACTGGCAAGCAATCAGTGAAGTACCCCAAGAAATATTGGACTCCTATCCAGAAGGGACTATTTCCGTACCTTTGCGGCCAGATGCCAACCATCAGTGGGAAAACGGCGCTTGGGTGTATGTAGCCCCAGAACCTTTAAGCGATACTGAGCTTGCTGAACAGGCGCGGTTTACTCGTGACCGTCTTTTGGCAGAATCAGACTGGTCACAATTAGCAGATGCACAAGCAGCAATGGGTAGTGCCAAAGCGCTTGAGTGGGGCGCATACCGCCAAGCGTTGCGAGATGTGCCTCAACAACTTGGATTTCCTTCAACCATTGAATGGCCCGTAAAGCCGTAACCCAATCAAGGACACGCTATGAGCAGCACATATTCAAACAGCCTTCGGGTAGAGTTAGTTGGTTCAGGAGACCAAGCCGGTGCGTGGGGGTCAACCACAAACGGCAACTTCTCAAACATTTTTGACGTTGCGATTGCCGGGTATCAGACTGTCAGCGTCACAAGCGCTAACCAAGCGTTGACTTATCTCAACGGCCCAACCACAACTGCGGCATTGAACCAGTCTGTGTATGCCATGTTGCGTTTCACGACAACTACCGGCGCGGCGTTCAACGTCTATGCTCCCCCGGTGCCCAAGCAGTACATCGTGTACAACAACAGCGGTTACTCGATGATCCTCTACAACTCGACTGTGATTGGTAACACCACCGCAGCGGGCACAGGCGTCACGGTGACCAATGGCGCAAAAGTCATGGTGTGGTCTGACGGCACAAACTTTAATGAGCTGCAAGCTCAAAATTTAACTGGAACTTTGGCTATTGCCAACGGCGGCACCGGGCAAACTACTGCCAACACGGCTTTCAATGCTTTGGCTCCATCCCAAACAAGCGCCAACGGGAAGTACTTAAAGTCTGACGGTACAAACACAAGCTGGGATCAGGTTGACATCAGCACCAGCGACATCACAGGTGTTTTGCCCGGCGCAAACGGCGGTACAGGCGTAGCGAATACCGGTCGGACAATTACGCTTGGCGGAAACATATCGACCGGCGGGGCGTTGACCACATCGGGTGCGTTTGCGACAACACTGACTACAACTGCCACTACTTCTATTACATTGCCTACAACCGGCACATTGGCGACCTTGGCGGGTTCGGAAACTTTAACTAACAAGACCTTGACCAGCCCAGTGCTGACAGCTCCTGCGCTCGGTACGCCAGCCTCTGGCAACCTCGCCAACTGCACATTCCCCACGCTGAATCAAAATACAACTGGAACAGCGGCTGGCCTGTCTGCAACTTTGGCAGTGGCTTCAGGCGGTACAGGCGTAACCACTGCTTCGGCAATTGCAACGCTTGTTGGTAATTTGTTGTTTCCTGTTGGGGCAATCTACTCCAGCACATCTGCAACCAACCCCGGCACGTCCCTTGGCTTTGGTACATGGACAGCCTTTGCCGCAGGCAGAACGCTCATTGGTAACGGTGGCGGTTTCTCTGCTGGCGCAACAGGCGGTAGTGCAGATGCAGTTGTTGTTAGCCATACTCACACGGCAAGCACCTCAATTACTGATCCGGGTCACTTCCACACCACTGCTGTTAACTATGCTGGCGGCACGACTGCAAACGGTATGTTCTCAAACTCAAACCCGGGCAACCCCTTCAGCACAAATTCAGCAACCACAGGCATTACCGCATCAACATCGGTCACATCATCTGGCGTGTCAGGAACAAACGCAAACTTGCCCCCGTACATCGTGGTCTATATGTGGCAGCGCACTGCCTGACGGAGTAAGACATTGATCCGATCAGCATCCTCTTTGCCGCCAATGCTTGCGTTGCAGCCATCAAGGAAGGGTGTGAGCTTTACAAACAGGCCAAGACCTCTTTCATGGAGGTCAAGGCTACAGTTGATGAGGCTGTTGGGATTGCCAAGGAAGTTCATGGGTTCTGGGGCAAGCTGGCAAAGATGTTTGGCGGAAGCCCCGCCCCTGCCACGCCCAAGCCTGTGGCGAAAAAGAAGGAAAAGTACGTTGCTGTTGACGAGTCCAAAGTCATGGCGGATGTTGTCAGCCAGCTTACTG